CTCATGGACCCTGACTTCTGACGTATCTACTACATGGGAATCTATAGCCGCTTAGCTTTTGCAGTAATTGGCCCATATTAATAATTTATGATAGGATCAGCGTATGCCAGTAACAACTTACTCATCCCTTGTAACTCAAATTCAGGAAACTACGGAAAACACAGGTTCCGAATTTGTTGAGTCTATCCCTAATTTTATCTCACGTACAGAGAATAGACTGATACGTGAAATAGACTTACTAGGCTTGACAAACTTTGCCACAACAAACTTTGTCGTCTCGACCCCTGTTTACCAGAAGCCACCCAACGCACTAATTGTAAAAAACTTGACGATCACCAGCAACGGCTCCCGGATTAATCTGGTCATGAAGACCAAGGAATATCTGAATGACTACTGGCCAAACAGAACATCCGTAGGCGAGCCCAGATATTATGCAAACTACGGAAACGAACTCCTTATTGCCCCGGCTCCTGCATCAGCATTTCCTGTTGAGATTTCATACGTTGTTGAACCTACTGTTCTAGCTTCGTCAACACAGGAAACAAACTATTTCACAGAGTATTGTTCTAACGCTCTTTTTTATGGGGCTATGGTTGAGGCCACACTTTTTATGAAAAATAGCTCAGCCGCACAGATCTGGGAATCGGCGTATGCTCGTGAAATTGCAGCACTGAATAATGAAGCACGTAGATCTCGTAGGGATGGTATGGCTATGCCTGCAAGTCCCGCAGGTGGTCCTAATACTCTGACAGGAGGTAACTAAAATGTCTTCGTTTACTACCAGAATAAGGCTTGAAAAACAAACCCCCGGACAAAATTCAAATACGTGGGGTACAGTACTTAACGATAACGTTATTAGCCTTATTGATGATTCTATCGCAGCCTACACCACGATCACAGTATCATCCGTTAATGTCACCCTGACACAGGCCGATGGTTCTGCAGATCAGGCTCGTAGTGCGTTCCTAGATATCTCAGGAACTCTGACCGGTAACGTTAATGTCATTATCCCCGCACTTTCCAAGGGTTACGACATTCGTAATTCCACATCTGGTTCTTTTACTGTTACCATGAAGACTGCCACAGGTAGTGGACAGAACGTCCCGCAGGGACAGAATATCGGTATTGTATGTGATGGCGTCTCAGTACGTGACGTGGAAACACCCGGCATCCGATCCACATCAAACGTGGTTAATGTATCTGTGGCGACCTCCTCAATTGACATTAAAGTCCCCGTGGCAATTTCGGGAACTGTTTCTATCACAGGGGGTATCGTTGTATCTAGTTCATCCTCTATGGTTGCAACATCATTCTCCAGTAACATCACCATGAAGGCCGAGAGCGAAGTCAGGTTCGCAGACGCAGACTCTTCCCACTACATCGCCCTACAGGCCCCGGCCACGGTCACAGCAAATGTGACTTACACCTTGCCACGTAATGACGGTATCGCCGGACAGGTTCTTAAGACAAACGGATCTGGGACCCTGAGTTTTACATCGTTTGGATCACCCAGATCATACCTCAGCGGTTACGGTATGACCCCTGTTTCAGCAACAGCAATCTCCATCGCTGTGGGTGAGGCACGATCTGACAACAACACCTACGATATTACCCTTGCATCCGCCACCGCTCTTAGCTTGGCATCAACCGGTGCGAACGCTCTCGATACCGGGACAGTGACCTCTGCAACATGGTATCATGTATTCGCCATCTCAAAGGCCGAGGGTGTCTCTGCTGCAACACTTGCATCGACCAATCTTAGTTCACCAACAATGCCATCCGGCTATACCCTAAAGAGACGACTGGGCTCGATCTATTCCGATGCCGATGTATCTGTACAGAACTTTGTTCAGACAGGGGATAACTTTAGCTGGCACACCCCGGTCGTCGATGTCTCGGCAGCAACTGTCACAGCATCTGCCAAGACTCTCAGTCTTTCCACACCTTCCGGCATTAAGACTCAAGCCCTTCTGGGTATTAACGCAAAGGTTTCCGGAACCGGATTCAATGATCGTGTCGGTGTATACATCAGTCCTCTTGATACTGCGGATGTCACGGTCACTGAACCAAACTTGGGATCAGGTACTTATTCTCTTGCCTTTGATAACCCAGCCCCATCTGGCACGGGCGCTCGTGGCGTTATCGCAGGCTCTATTCCCCCGGTCAGGACCAACACATCTAGTCAGGTCAGAGCACGAAGTTTTTCCAGTTCATACCCGAACACTCTAAACGTATCTACATTCGGCTGGATTGATAGACGTGGCCGGGATGATTAAATCAGTATGCCCGACATTATTCTAGTAGGAGGACTACTAACACCCCCACCACCACCCCCACCCCCGCCACCTCCTCCGCCTCCACCCCCTCCACCAGAAATGACCTGTTTTGCCAGCAGTACTCTAATATTAATGGGTGATCTTTCATGGAAACAGATCAACGAAGTTGAGACCGGAGAGTTCGTAATCTCGATGTCTGGCAAACCTGTTGAGGTTCTGGAGAACAAACCTGTCCCTGTATCCAAAGGACGACGGATGATGAGCCTACATCGTAAAAGACAGAGTAAACCCTTACGCTTCAGTGATGACCATGACATGTGGATCAGAGACGACAACGGGGTTGAACGCTGGGGTGTCTATAATTATAACTGGTGGCTATTGGAAGACCGTGGCTATGCCGAATCTTCCGAGGAAAACTTCCCCGGTGAAAGCCCCTATGACTACGAACACATTGGTAAAGCAACTATGCCCCTCTTGTATGGGGAACAGTACGAATTCGCCACCATCGATGGCTGGGAAAAGACCGAGGCAATATGGGATTCTGAACAAGACCCCGAAGAAATTATCCATGGTCTATTGATAAAATCTGGTGGTGGATATATAGTAGATGGCTTTGTGGGGATTTCACAGTGGTGCAGAACAGAGGACATCCGGGATATTCAATGGAAAGGTCTACCCTAGTCTGTGGTCTTTACAGATCAGGTACCACATATCTTCAAACCATTCTTGATCCTGATAATACGCATACCGAGTACAAGCACGAGTTTGTCAGGACAGACATCCCAGACAAGATTAAATCCATGGACAGGGTAATTATTCATAAGTCCCCGTACAAATGGATCGACAGCATCATCTCTCAATCATGGGAACTTGGGGATCACTACAGAGTCCATTACGAAAAAGGACACACCGAGATCAGATGCGCCACAAGCCAGACACTCAGGGATACCCCCGATATTATTGAAGAGTATAAGACATACAGCTTGGAAAACATCTGTGATCTCTACAACAGATTTTTCCACTTCTGGTTATCAAATCCTTTTTCCTCAGTTATTAAATTTGTAAAATACCGGGATCTTATCAGTGACCCCGTGACAACACTGAAGAATCTTACAGGGGCGGATCATTATCTCTTCCCTTCCAAAGTTTCTGGTTCCTCTGAATTTACCCTTGAAAGAAAAAGAATGGCTCTGGACCCACGTATGTCGTATAATATGACACCAGACATGTCGCATGTCATCAAGAATAATATAGACAAGAGTGTTCTAAAATCTCTTAATTACATAGGAGTGTTCGAGTAGTGCCTGCATCATATGCTGAAAAACTAGCCGTAGTCATGGAGAACACTCTTCTCCCTGATTGGAAAGTACTGGTATCTTCTTACTTTGAAACAGAGACCATTAATCGAGAGTCTGTTTTAGATGCACTCTATAATAACTATGAGAGAATCAGGTGTATTCAGGGAAGAACTATTCTTCCCAGCATTATTAGAGATTTATCTTTTATCGGTTGGGATAAGGACATGGAGCCGACCCCTCCTTTTACTGATGCTAATGAGGAATGGACCAACGGAGAAATTATTAAATACAGTTGGTTAAAAGGCCGGGGGTCAACCTCCCCACTGGACTATTCAAATTACTGGCAAGATAAGAGGGTATGCGACATAGGCTGTGGGACTGGGACCTCAACTATCATCACACACAAACTGGGGAGTGTTAATGCTGTCTACGAAGGTCTGGACGAATCCCAAGTGATCGCCGCCTGTAATTTCGTCTTACTTAATTATGATGTAAGATTTTTTTCAGAGATGGTCTCCATAGAAACTATTGATATGTCTTATGACACCTATATCATGTCCCGTATTTTTTATGGTGGGTGGGCTCAAAAGAATTTGGATCTGGGCAGATTTTTACGAGATGAGGGTAAAGAAGTTATTATCGCATCGAAGTCTCTTGTTGAAGGTACGAATCCTGAGACCACCTTAAACCCCTCAGAATATGAAATGCTTTTAGATATCCCCCTCATATCAGATCCCGTAGATTTTGGTAATAGATACGTTGTAAAACTAGTATGATAAAGATTTACCCGGTGGTATCTGATACAGTAAAATCAGTTGATATAGTCCCTGCCACTAAAACCAGAGATTGGTTTTCCCCTCACACGTATAAATGCACACCTCTTACCTGTGCAAATACCCTTGGATGGGACTTGGTACTAAATGAATCAATCACTGTCGAGTGGGACGGTGGTGTCTACAAAGACAATCTTACAGTCATAGAAGGTCACGGTGCAAAGAGCCACTTCGGAATAGGTACATTTACCCTAGACCCCGGCTATATCTGGCGCACTGATGAGAACATTAATCTTATGGTCATGCCAGTTCCTAACACAGACAACAAAGATATTCAAACGATGTCCGCAGTCATCGAGACTGATTGGTTATCGTACCCATGGTTTCTGACAATCAGGGTTATTAACAAGGGAAAAACCACAATCCCAAAAGGTACCCCCGTTGCCCGTGTTATTCCTGTGGACACCGGAACCATCGAAAATACCAAGATTTATAAAATGTATGAGCCGGATAGTATTCGTAAAGAACGAGAAGTATTGACAGACAAACGTGACAAAGCAGATGAGTGGACAAAAGATTATTTTAAAAAAGCACGTAGGTTTGTCCGGTGTTCCCCTGTTATAGACTATAACGATAGTTTCAAGATACTGGAAGAAAATGATATTTACTCTAAAGAATCTTTCTTAGACACAGACGACTGTTCTTTTCTAATCAGAAGCTGGGTTCCTGAAAACCCTGATGATCCTTCTGATCTTTGGAGAAACAAGACGTGCTGGTCAACCCTTGAGGCAAATAAAGGAGTTATTGAGGAAAGACTATTACAATTCGCCCAGCAAAAAACTGGTCTCGACCTATCAATATTAAACCCACATACTGTAAGGTGGGGCAAAGGGGATGAGATGTTAGCACATGATGATCTGGGTGAGCACCGAGAATTTCCTAACAGACATTTTGCTGCTATAATTTATCTTAATGAAGATTATGAAGGGGGTGAGCTTGTATTTCCACATCTTGGTTTAGGGATAAAAGGACATACAGGGGAACTTATTCTCTTTAAAGGCGGCTCTGTCATGCACAGAGTAAACATGATTACATCGGGTAATCGTTATACTCTTGTTTGTTGGTTTGCTATAAAAAAGGGTGACTAAAAATGGCTAATTTCACAGACAGGGAACTGGGTAATATGGAGGCTAGAATTGTTCTACTTGAGAAGGAGCTAGGTGCTGTCCGTAATGATACCCGTAAAATTCTTCTTACGCTCTCAGAAGCACAAGGTGGCTGGAAAACATTGATGATGATTTCCGGTTTCTCAGCTACTCTTGGGGGTATCATCTCCCAAGTTTTCCTTAATTTTCCGAGATAACCCATGTCAACAGATACTCTTACCAAGAAATTTAAGTTCACCCCCACACTACTCAGGGATGATACTCAGTATGAGGCTGAGGGAGGCTGGTACGACAGCAACAGAGTAAGATTCCGTAACGCCAATCCTGAGAATATCAGAGGGTACACTAAGTTAGCTCTTGATGCCTTATCAGGAACACCCCGTGATATTAAAATCTGGGCTGATCTTTCTTTGAAGAGCTACATTGCAATAGGGACAGAAAATGCTTTACAAATCTACGAAGGGGGTACAATTGCAGACATTACCCCTATTACTTCTACCACAACACTCACTAATCAAATCAGTACTGTTGATGGTTCTTCTAATATTAATGTCTCCCTGACAGCACATCGAAGAACTTCCGGGGACAGAGTTGTTTTTACCAGTATGGCAGCAACAGTTGGTGGGGATGTTTTTCTAGATTCAACCTTTACAATCACCACAGCCACAGACGCAAACCATTTTACTTTTGAATTTACTAATGTAGCATCAGCAACATCTGCAAGTACAGGGACAGTCACAGCAGGCTTTCTATTAAAATCTGGACAGGTCAATAATAACCCCGGTCTTGGTTGGGGCGCAGGAACCTATGGTACAGGTACTTATGGTACTGCCGCATCCACAACAAATATTACACTACCGTTACGAAACTGGAGTATGGATACATTTGGGGAAGACCTTCTGGTAAATCCCCGGGGTGGTTCAGTATACATCTGGGACGCCACATCAGGAACTGATACAAGGGCTTATCTAGTTACAGCGGCCCCTTCGGCTGTTGGGAGTATTATTGTTTCTGAGAAGTCACGACATGTTATTGCCCTTGGGTCTGATGATGTGGGTGGAACCTATGACCCTCTACTAGTCAGATGGTCTGATCAGGAAAACTACGCTGTCTGGACCCCCACAGTTTCTAACGCCTCAGGAGACTTTAGAATTCAGAGGGGTACTCAGATTCAGCAGGGTGTCTATGCCCGTGGTGGTCTTCTTATTCTGACCGACGTTGCCTTGTACGGCATGGGTTATGTAGGTCAGCCGTATATCTTTACTATTGATATCTTAGGTGATCGTTGTGGGTCTATCTCACCACACGCTGCACGAGATTTTAATGGTGTTCTCTACTGGATGGGTGACGCTAATTTCTACCAGTTTAATGGGGTTGTCTCTCACCTTCCCTCCTCAGTCAGGAAGTATGTTTTTGATGATTTCAATCTTGCCCAGAAGGAGAAGGTTTTTTGTGGGGTCAACGAGGAGTTCTCAGAAGTAACATGGCTCTACCCCTCATCAGACTCTAATGAGTGTGATCGGTATGTATCCTACAACCCTGTAGAAAATTACTGGGTGTATGGGACAGCCACTTGGACTGTGTGGGATTTCGGTGGGGGCATCTTTGAAAATATTATTACTACCGGTGTTGAGGCTAGTGCCTCCTATCTGTATAACAACGAACCTGAAAATGTATACTATGCAGTAAGCGGTAATAATCAAATTAAGGGTTACAATTCATTTATTAAAAGTTCTGACTTTGATATTGAAGATGGTAATGAAATTATGTTTGTGGATAAATTTATCCCTGATTTCCAGCTTAGTGATCCCGGGGGTATTAATGCTAATCCAAAGGTACAGATTAATCTGGGTGCCAAGCAGTATCCTACGGCAGTCACAGTAACCAAGGGTCCTTTCACTGTGACCGAGAACACCCGTTTCCAGAATATCAGACTGCGGGGAAGACAGGCCACATTACAGATTTCATCAAGTGCTGCCGGGACGGCATGGAGATTAGGAACTTTCAGGTTTGATCTAATGCCGGACGGTAGTCGCTGATGACTATTACTAATGGAAGATCAGGTCTTACTTTTGTAAGATACCCCGGTCCCCCTGTTAACTCTTCTCAAACTGAGATGGCATCAGTATGGTCTCAGCTTATCAGAACCTTAGAGATGAGGGACAGTATGAGCAACCTTGCCGGTGCTTCTCAGGAGCCTTACATTGTCTCGAACGTGTCTGTGAATAGAACATATGATGTAAGTGCGGGTCAAATCTCGGTCTCTGTTGTTGCCAATGCACTGGGGACTTTATTGCAGGATCTTAAACTAAAAGGTATTATAGGTTAATATAATGATTAGAAAAACAAAGGATATTTTATAATGGGAGATTTTAGTGGTGGTGGACCGGATCAAGGGTCAGTCGCAGGAGCCCGTAATAATCAAAGGGGACAAAGGGGTACGACAGCAGATCGTTCCGGTGGTCCGGGCGATAGAAAGCGTGAGTTACCCCCACCCCCTGCAAAAATCCCGGGGATACCATCTGAGGTTGATCCAAAAATATTTCAAGCCTTAAGAACAGCGGCTGACACAGACGATTATTTCAGTAATCTGCAGGCTATCGCTCTGGGCGGGCTGGGTTCTCAGCAGGCTCTTGCTAATTTTTCTGTGGCCCCAGAACAGAATTACTTCGATTACAGAACCTCCACCCCTGAATTTGGTCCTCTAGGTTCTACAAAGTCTCTGGAAGATGGGGGTATTTCTATTGCAGAGATTTTTAGGAAGCTAAGCGAGATGAGTTTAAACGCACCTGTTACGCAATATGCTGAGGGTGGTCGGGCTGATGCTGGTGGGCGTGGTAACGACCGCTATCGTGAACGGCCCCGTCCTACGTCTGGAGGGACCACAGACGTTAGTGATTTTGGGCAATTGATTCAGGCTCTTATGTTGATGACCCCTGAAACAAGGGACGTTGAGAGTCCTTTCGGTGGCCCTGATAAGCCCAGAGTCCGCAGACCAGAGTCTGAGGTTATTCCCGGTGGTCTTATGCCTCGTAATGTTCCGCCCCGACCCCCAGCCTCCCAGACACAGAACCGTATGCCTGTGGATAATAGTGCTATGAATATTATTCCAGATGCTTTCTTTGACCGGTACCAGCCCGGGTTAATTACACAAGAGGCTTTAGCTGCCCCCGTAGCTCCTTCTGTTCCCCCTCTGCCGGGCGAGAAACCAGAAGCCCCAATTCGCCCTCGTCCTGAGCTGATTGAGGATGGACTAGGGAATGAGCTTTCTAGCGCACGTGAAAATCCATCTACGGTTAGACGTACAGAAGGACCGTCTACTTATGAACAGGCTCTTCAAATGTTTATTGATAGTAGAGATGCTACAGGAGGTGGGCCTCCTCCCAGTGCCTATCCAAGGACAGAGGATCAGAGATTTGAGGATCTTGAGGCTTGGAGGGATGAACAGTTTCCCACCCGACGTGAGCAGCCTACTAAGGAAGACATTATTAATCAGATGGCTGATAAACTGGGTAGTCAGCCCACTCGGCCCGGTGAGACTACTAAAGATGAGAGGGTTGATCAGATCAAAGGTGAAGAGTCTGGTACTCTCCCCTCTTCGGAAGAAAACGCCCTGATGGATACTAAGATTCTTAAAGAGTATGGTCAAAGTGATGATAAGCCACGATCTGTTGCCTACGAATATTTCAGATCGCTAGGTCTTTTCCCACAAGATGCCAAGAGAATGGTAGATAATCTGTCAGACACTGAACTCAACAACCCGGCCCGGTACAGAGAGGCAGCATTAGGGGCGCAAGATCAGAGCCTTGGGGAGCCTGACTTTATTGATGAACTGGAAAAATTAGTCTCTCAACTGGAGAACCGGGTCGTGCCTCCCGAAGAACTCAATCATATTATGGGACTATACAATAGAAGGCTCACAGAAGAAACAGGGTCAAGATTTGCCGGGGGTGGTCAAGTCCGTGGACGCAGAGACGCACTCCCTATGGTCGAGGGTGACCACGTCGTCCCTGCCCATGCGGTAAAGGGTAACGAGGGTGGCCTTGCAGCCCTATCTAAAAAGCTTATGGGTAACCAGAGCTATGACGGTATGATCCGTGGACCCGGCGGTCCTCGTGAGGATGCTATCAAGACCCGTGTCTATGCGTCAGGCGGGGGAATCTCGGGCAAGATGGATAATCTCCAGAACCCGTTTAACTCTGTCCCAGCCCGTGTCTCTGACAAGGAGTACGTGATTCCTCGTCAGGCTATTACCAACCTTGGTATGATGCACGGGGCAAGAGAAGGCGATGCAAACAAGGCCGGTCAGGATATTATTTATCAGATGGTTGAGAATTTAAAAAGGAAAGCATAATGGGATTTATGGATATATTCGGCGGTGGTGGGAGTGCTGACACACAAACAGGTGTGAATACAGTAAACACAGACTTCCCAGACTGGTACAACAGACTAAATCAGGCCAATATTATGAGGGCTGGTGAGGCTTCTTTCGAACCGTATCAGGCTTACCAAGGTCCCCGACTAGCCCAAGCTGGGCCGGGACAGTTAGCCGCCCGGGCAGGCTTCGGTGGTATTGCTGGTATGGCCCAACCTTACTTTGATGAGGCCCGTACCCTTGCCAGAAGAGGATCAGAAAGTCTTGCCGGTAAGGACGTTCGTCCCTTTATGTCCCCCTTTCAACAGGCTGTCACAGATGTTTCTCTAAGACAGGCCCGGTCAGAGGGTGAGAGAGTTAAACTAGATAATGCATCCCGGGCCACTATGACGGATGCTTTTGGTGGTTCTCGTAACGCTCTGGTGCAGCAGCAGGCTGAAAGCGATCTCCAGCAGAACCTTTCGGATATCCAGACTAAAGGCTCTCAGTCGGCTTATGAGAATGCTATGGCACAGCTTATGGGGGATAGGACAGCAGCTTATCAGGGTTCATCACAGATGATGGGTATTGGGACAGGTTTGCAGAACAACCTGACTTCAGGTCTGAGAGAAGCTGAGACTGCCGGGGTAAGAGAGAGAACTGACAGACAGTCCGCCCTTGATATGGCGTATCAGGACTATCTGACCCAACGGGCAAATCCACAGATGCAGGCACAGGGCCTGTCGGCGCTTCTTAATAGTACTAATGTTCCCCAGTCTGAGGTGATGCAGATGTACGGACAGTCGCCCTCGTCTTCCGGTCAGGCGGCTGGTGGCTTTATGAGTCTGTTAGGACTGGGCGCAACAGCTTTGGGGAGTGCGTTTGGCGGTCCTGTGGGAGGCGCTGCGGCTGGTGCGGCGGCGCAAGCGGTGACATCAAAAGATGGTGGCGAAATCAGGCGTTATAATCAGGGTGGTCCTATTGGTTATTACAATGGGGGTCCTTCTGAATATATTGATACTGATGTATTAGGAAGTTTGGATCCTGAGTTGCGGGAGGGAGTAACCCAGCTTTTGGCTGACAACTCAGCAGCACAAGAAACCTCGGGATCAGGATCTACATGGTTAGATAGACTACAAGGGATTTTAAATGCGACACCCACTAGTGGATCATTTAGTCAGGACATAACTGATTTTCGCAATAGACCGGGGATTGCAGAGTTAAGGAATAATGTAAATGATGCGATTAATACAGTGAGTAATATCACTACCGATGAAGCGTTAGACTTTATAGGCAGTGCATCAGAAAGGTTCTACGAAGAGATTGGAGCAGATAACATGGATTTGCTCGTAAATAATCCTGTAGTGGAAGGCGCTCAAGATGTTTGGCAATATATCAACAACCCACCCGGTATTGCACAACTAAATTTAGCATCTGACATGGCAAGATTACAGCCTGCTCGTGAGGGTCAAGAAATTCCACAGTTATTGAATGAATCTGATTCATCCTTAGTAGATTCTGTAGCACCCCCAGAAGATTCTGGGGCAGATCTAAAAGCAGCAGCTATTGAAGCAGAGGCAGCTTCCGGTAAAAACGATGGCTTCTTTGATAATGTTGACTGGTCATCACTGGGTGACATTCTTCTTAACTCAGGTCTTGGTACGATGCAGGCTGCCAGTCAGCCGGGTGCCACAATGCTGGGCTCTATCGGTGCCGGGGCTGGTTCGGGTCTGACTATGAAGAGAGAGGCAGACAGGTATGACAGAGAAGAAGCTCTTGCCAATCGTCAGTTAGATGTTCAGGAGGCGAACTACGCTGCACAAGCTGCGGCTGACTTTGCTTCTATGAACTATGCGGCGCAGCAAGACACGATTGAGAATGTTCAGTTTCAGTTATCGGAGATAAACGAACAGATTTCCGATGCAAACGCAGGTACTGGTATGTATACTCAAGATGATATAGACAATTTAGTGGCAGAACGTGAGAGACTCTCAATTGTATATGAACAGTTGACTGGGTATGAGTTACCGACTCCCGGTGATCTGTGGCTTACTCCACCGGACGAATCCTAAAGTTTATACAAAGGTTTTTGTATGTCTGAATTATATCTTCCAACATTTGATAAGGCTTTTACTTTTGGTGATGATACCACCATTGAAGAAGCTGCTGTTGATGCACGTTCCCAGTTAAATCCTAAGTATGAAGGTACACCCTACCAAAGACTTTTTGATTTAGAGCTGAAACAAGCTGTCAGAAATGCTGACCCTATGGCATTTGCTATTGACCGGACCTTACTCGGTGAGGCTTACGCAGGTGTACAGAGGGGTGTTGGTAATACACTAGGTAGTGTTGTCGGAGGTCTTGAAGCACTCCCTGAAGCTATTATTGGTGAAGATCTTTTTGGGGGTTACTTTCAGGAATGGGGTCAGGAGATTTTTGATTCTACCCTCCGGGGTTATAGACCCGGCAGAGATAATGAAATAGCCGGAGGGATAGGAGAGGCTGTAGGATCTGCAGGAGTCTTTCTTACTGCAGCTTTAGCGGCTAAGGGGGTAGGTGCACTGATGTTTACCCCTGTTGGTGCTGCAATAACCGCTGGTGTTGTAGCAGGTGGCCTTGGTGCTTTAGCCATGTCTGATGAGGGCTACCAGAGAGCCGTCGAAGACGGGGCTAGTGAAGATGATATAAGATCGTCAACAATGTTGAACTCTATTCTGGGTGCTTCAGAAGCATTCCCGGCTGGCAGACTACTTGGCTTATATGGTCGTATTGGTCTTACCGCAGGGGCTGGTAAACTGGCTGTCCTTAAGAATAAGTACAACACTGGTGCTATTGACGATGCTACCTTCACAAGAAAACTAGAACAAATAGGGGCTGAAGCGGCAACTATCAAAGCGTATGTCCGAGAAGTTGTTACTGATGCTGGTCTGGAAGGTTCACAAGAAGCTATTCAGGCTGTTGGTTCTAATGTTATTGAAAGAATGCTATATAATCCAGATCAGCAGATTGTTAATACGTCGGATATTGAACAGGGTCTATACGGTGGTGCAGCAGGTGCTATCTTCTCAGGTCTCCTGTCCCCCTTCAAGATCAGGGGTGACAGGACCAGAGTAGGAAACCTGTTAAAATCTGAGATGGCGGACAACGATGATGCCCGCAGGGTTATTGCCGAAGAGGTTAACTCCCCAGCCCTCCAAGCCCAGATCGCCAGCCTGCCCGGGATGACTGCCAGAAGTCTGGCCAGCCCTCTTGCAGAAGTCAAGCAAAAGTTTGGTATCCAGACTGTTAAACTCTTCCCTGATTTTAAAACAGGGGAAGTTAAAGAAAAGCTTATTATCCCGACTGCTCTGGACAAGGCCTCACGTGATGCTATTATTAAAACGCTCGGTGCGGATAATGTTGTCCTTGAAGAAGCTCAAAGTCTTAAGCAGATTATCACAGGGTTACAGCCTACCCAGACTGCTGCTCAATTATTCAGGGCTAACTTGGAAAAGAAGAACGCAGCTAAACTAAAGAAGACGGCAGAAACTGGAGGATTGGTTCAGACCCCTCAGGGAAAAGACGTGGCACTGAATGAGAGACTCTTCCCAACAGAGGATCGGATGAAGTTTGGCTTAGGTCATCTGGAGAGACTGGGCAAAATAACTCAGCGTCTGGCGGGAAAGAAACCTGTCAGAACTCCAGAAACAGTTAAGAAATCTTTTCAATTTAAAACGATTATAGAACAAGATTTAAATGGGGCACAAGAGAAAATACATAAGATTTTCCCCAATTCTACTGTGCTTTCACCTGATCAGTTAATCACAGCAGCCCGGGCCAGATTCGGGGAAGCAACTGTTAAAGCTTCAGGCTTAGATAAGTTCTCAACAAGCAGTACTATCTTCAACCCTGACGGGTCTATTAGTCAGAAATACATAGACGGTATGAATAATGCTGCAGACATCCTTGTGAAAGCAGAAACTAAGCAAGCTGAAATGTTTAGTATTATGAATGGTTATATTAGTAAGCTGACCAAGGCAGGTGATAGAGCCAGTGTCCGTAAAGTTATCGGGGAAAGGGCTGTAAATCAGT